GATCGATCAGGGCACCTCCAGAGCGTCCGGGGGTGGGATGGCCGCGCGTATACGTCCACTTGCTATCGCTGCTATCCAGGTATTCGACATCGGCGACGGTGGCAGGCCAACGCATGCCGTCGTAACCGACCGACAGCAAAGAGCGTGTGGAAAGGCGATGGCCTGGTGGTGCTACAGGAAGAACGTGAGGTAGTGGCCCAGCGGGTAGTTCGACCAGCGACAGATCGAGATCATGATCGACAGCCAGTAGACGAGCAGAGCCGGTGGCCTGCTGTTGTCCCTGAATAGGGGAGGGCACATCGACGACGTGCTTGCGGGTGCGGTCAGCACCACGGTAGGCGTGGGCGCAGCCGAGCAGAAGGGAGCGGCCGGGAGCGGTCTGGATGACCGTTGCTGAGGCTCCGTGTGAGGGGAGGCGAACGACGGCACGATGGTCGGCGTACAGCAAGCAGGCCAGCAAAAGCATGAGCATCAGGGCAGCGAGTAGTGGCCAGAGGTTCAAGGATGAGGGGCGATGAGAGGTCATGGAAGGTTCCTCTTCTTGATCTCGTCGGTCAGACGACGGATTTCCTGGGCCAACCTGTCGTTACTTTGACGAGTGACCTGGATGGCTTCGCGAAAGAGCAGGCGATCTTCGTTGGCCTGCTGTCGGTTGGCGGTGTGGTCGTAGGCAAACAGTACGCAGATGACTCCGATGGCCGTCATGTTGGCGAGCTGGCTGACCCAGCCGCGTAGGCCCATGCTGTACGGAGACAGCGTCGGCGTGCAGGTACTGCACGCGGGACAGGACGGTAAGGCAGTGGCACTCATGGCAGTTATCTCGGGATGTAGGGGCGATGGTAGTAAAAGGCCCAGATGTGTCGGCCCGCACTCGGAGCGAGCAGAAAAGCGAGGTAGTGATCGAAGGTTGTGCCAGGATAGGAGCAGCGGAAGTAGGGGACGAACTGGCGGTCGTGGAATTGTACCGTCACTCCCCAGGCGGGAATCCAGCACACGCGATGCACCCAGGACGAGGCTGGTTGGAAACAGGCGATCAGCCAGAATAGAAAGCCTCCAGGAGGATGTGGTGCGCCAATGGTATGGGTGTAGCTGGCGGCTCGGCCGGGAGGAACCAGCCAGCCCAGCGGCGGGACGACGCGCACCACTACCGGAGTCCCGTCGGAGATACCGCTGGTGTCGATGACGAAGGTGCCTTCATCGTTACTGATGCCGTGGGCGTAGATCGTGGTTTGGTCGGGATCGGTTATTTCGATGCGTACTCCTGCGAAAGCAGCGGCAGGAGTATAGTCCTGGCTAACCTCGCCATACAGGCTCATACGGATCGTCTCCGGTAGGGGGCAAGAAGGCCAGCGACCGCAGGAGGTGGACTACGCGGATCGAGGTAGGTCTGATAGCTGGCAGTCGTACCAGTGGTGGAGGACTGACTGCGGAGTGAAGGGTCGCGACGAGTCTGTTGCCATAGCCAGGCGACCCACTGAGCGCAGGCTTCCTGGACATCTTCGGGGATGGTGCGATAGCCCGCACTGTAGCGGACACGCCAGGCTCGCAGTGGGCCTTCCCAGCCGTAGAGCCAGCCGCCGGGTAGGTGCAGATCAACGGCGTGACCGGCATGAACCAACCAACCACGCGGATCGAAGGCACAGCAGGACAGCGTCTTGCGCCAAAGCACCAACGCGGCCCAGGTATTCCGGCAGGAGACAGTAGCCCCCTCAGCCGCATTGCCCGGATCGAGATCGACGAACAGATCGTCGGGGCGGGCATCGGCAAACGGAGGCAGGACGCGGGCCTCCCAACCAGCCGCCGACAGACTATTGATGGCAGTGGCCAGAGACTGTACGGTTGGATTTGCTGTCCAGGTCAGGCCGGCTGTGGTGTTTGTCGTTCCGCTGGAGGTGATACGCACTAGGCGGAGGCCGGTCGCCAACACTTGAGCAGTTGCTGACTGCGTGGCACCGGAGGTATTGCGGATCTCCAGGGCCGGCTGAGGATCGTATTGCACGGAATGAACGGCCGTGATGGGATAGTGTCGCAGCAGTAGGCGTTCCGTAGAATCGCCATCATATAGTTCGTCATAATTGGCATGAGCAAATCGGCGACGACAGTACCTGTCGATGGCTGAGCCAACAGCAAGGATGAGAGCGTTCAGCAGAGCGTCGTGCCCAGAGTCAGCACCGACACAGTGCTGTTTGGCACGCTCCAACGTGATGAATCCCACAGTAGGCTCCGATTCGGGAGACGATTCGGTATAGGCCACGGTGATGGTGACCGTGTCCACCCAGGCTGCGTTCGCCCCTTCACTTCTGGCTCGAAGAGCGACTCCAAAGGAAGTGGCGTTGATTTCTGCTGCTGTCCAGGTGCGTCCCCACAGGGAGGTGGAGCTGCCGAACGTGAATGTGCTGTCCTCGATGAAATTCCATTGCTGAGGAGGCTGGAAGTTGCTGAGCGGGTTGCCCACTGGGCTGCCATCGAGTAGTAGTTGTACCGAGTGCGTGACTATGTAGGCTCCGTCATACGAGCGGCCTTCGAGAGTTATGGTGATACCACTGATAGTGGAATTGGTAGGGATGGTGAAACCGTAGCCGGTCAGACGCAACTCGTCGCTGACGTTGCCATCCACGAGTGAGCAGATGGCATAGCTATTGTTGCTGGCGGTGGCGTTGCTGGTGTTCGACCAGGGGCGATTGTTGTATTCACCGGAGGGGATTGCAGAAGTGACCGTCGAGGGAAAGCGTGGGCCGGATGTGGGCATAAGAAGCTCCGGAAGAAACGGAATCAGGTGACGATCTGAGCAACGGTAGCAGCATCATCGTCGGTCGCGGGTGCGTGACGTGGTTTGATACCGAGTGCAACGGCACAGGCGATGTTGTTGTGCGGCGAAGCCGTAATAAGCAGTCGGGCGTATCGCTTGCTGCACTCCTCGGCCTTGAGGTTGAATACCACCTGCTTGTTGTCGTCGGTGGCGACCAGTTGCATCATGGTCTTGCCAGGAATGTCCGTGACACCGGAGGCGAAGTTGGCGACATCTGATTCTTGCAGTTTGGCATCGAGCGTACCGGAGGTAGGGATGTCGCCAACGATCAGGAGGAATAGGGCTTCGTGAAACTTGCTCAGATCGACAGGCCCGGTGGGGAAGCTATTGTTGTTCATGGTCTGCGGGTTGGCCACGCCGCAGATGGCGATGCGTTCGGATGGTTGGGAAGAATTCATGAGAAACACTCCGAAGTCGGCCCGCAGAGCCTGCGAGCCTCGGGAAAGGTGGGAAAAGAGGAGGGGACTCAGACGGGCCGACAGCGGAGGGCTGGCGGGCAGGAGTCCGATTAGCCTGCTGACAAGGCGACGAAGGGAGCCAGCGTACTGACTCCATCTGATAGGGTGACGGCGGAACGCATCCAAGGCTGACCGCCTACGCGTGATACGAACCGCCAGACCGCCTGATTGCTCAGGAAAGCGACGTGTTCGGAGTAGGCGATCTCCAGTTGCTGGCGGTCACCGACTAGATAGTGTTGGAAGTCACAGAGCAGCACATCGCCCAGCGTGTTCAGCGCAGGAAGCTTTTCGCTGACCTCGATGTCCAGGCCGAACAGTCGCATACGCGGTCGGCCGGTGGCATCGTTGCCCAGGAAAATGGCGTTGTCGCCAGCAGTCATCTGCAAGAGCCGGGACAGAACGGTAGGATGGATCACCCAGCAGCAGTACCGTGGATCGTATCCGGGCAGCAAGCGGGCGTACATGGTGGCGGCATCGGCAAGCGAGAAGGCACTGCTGGCAGATCGAGTGACGGCGATGAGTCCGGGCCAGTTCAGCACACCCAGAGGACGGGCCACACCATTGCCACGTAGGAAGGCGTGATCCTCATACCAGGCGATGGCTCGGCTGAACAGTTGCATGAGGAAGGCTTCGAGTCCGACTGCGGAGTCGGCCAGCAGGGTGTTGGACACACGAGAGTAGCCAGAGAGTTCGTAATTGTTCAGGTCGATCTGACGTAAGGAAGGTTCCGTCTCGTTCAGGGCGGTGGCTTCCTCCGTCCAGCGGGCAATGACTCCGCCGAGAAAGGCACTGTTGCCGGCAGCGGGACTGGAAGTGACATCCAGGGCCGGAATCTGGCACGACCGACCTGTCATCGGAATGAGGGTGGCGCGAGGGCGGACGATGGAGCGTTCAGCGACGAGTTGCATCAGCCGGGCGTGGAACTCGGTCGGCACCAGATAGCCGCCTGATGTGCCGGTCTGGGTGGACATAGTTTTGGTGTCGCACTCTTCCCACTCAACAAAGCGGCTGCCGAGTTCCTCGAGGGTACGTCGGTCGCTGTGTCGGACGGCCAGCAAGAACCGGCCGAAGGTGCGGCGTGGATCACCGCTGCCTGCCGGGCCGAAGATTTTCGGGATGGCGTTCTTGCGTGACAGAGTCTGAGCCTGGGCGAACTGTTCGAGGCTCTTTTCGACAGCATTCTGGACGCTGCCAACAATGCCGGCAGCGACCTGCTCCAGCGGATCGACGGACAGATCTTCGGGCAGAGCAACCGCACTGCCTTCGTGCAGCAGAGGGGCGGCTGTCTCGTCGGGCAGAGTGAGTCGGTCGCCGGCCTTTCGGCCCATCACGTCGCGGGTTAATTGTACGAACATGCGGAATGGTTCCTTGGTGGGTGTGCGGATGGTTCCCCGGCCGACGCGGCGGGGGCAGGAGATTTTTCCCCGCCGCGTCCACCTGGCCCTTGCCAGGCTGAATCCGAATGTAGCCGATCTTTGCACTTGTTCACAGAGTATTATTACGATCCATGAATGCCGTCGCTCAGATTCTTCCACGGACACGATCAAGCGTGGTGGCAACGCAGTCAGCGACGCGCTCGGCCAGACCGAGTTGATTCAGGTGGTCAGCCAGACGGCGCGTCCACAGGTCGGTACGCTCCAGTCCCAGTGCTGACCGTAGCGGTGCGGACAGAGGCAACTGTCCTTTGGAGACGATCTCGACCAGAGCGTGCTGGTTGGCTGGCAGGCATACGCAGGAGTATTCGAGCAGCAGCCACTCATCGACTACACGGTGAACATCGTCGGGCCAGCCGTGCCTGCGGCGTTCCTCAGCACTGGGGGTGTGTACGCGTAGCGGTAGGAAACCGATGCTCTTGCCACGCAACAACCCAGCCTGCACCAGAGCAAAGACCTGATCGGGCAACCAGGGTGTCTCGGTGGGCCAGTCACTCGGACGAACGGGGTAGTGGGTGTGGGCTTTGATGCCGACCAATCCGCCCTGCTGAGTCAGCCGTCGCCAGGTGCTTCGGCCGACTGGTGGTAGGCGGTAGTCGTGTCCGAGTGTCACCACCGGATTGAGGCGAAACTGGCTATCATCCATGCCGTGGGACAGGACAACCTCGCCGGCTCGATCGGGTGCTTCAGTACTGATCCAGGACACATCCGATCGCTGACTGGTGTCCAGTTCCGTAAGTCCCCGCGTGATTAGTGTATGCCGATAGGCGTAGTCAGCACTGCGGGGCAATCGCTTGATCCAGTTTGCTACCACTTTCGCTGCCGCATCGGGCAGCGGAAAACCGAGGGGGCCTTCTGTCATAGATTGCATCACACCTGTTCCTTATGATCGTTGAGAGGGTAGTGTCTTGGCAAGAGGACGTGGCACATCGTCTACTCAGGGAGAGGCGGTAGTCCTTCCTGAGAACGTACTTCATTGACGGTGAGTACGCCCAGACGGAGATAGGTTTCGGTTCGGCGGAGGAGAAAAGCGCGGTCTGCGGGAACGGGGTCGTCGCTGGCGAGGAAGAGTCGGCCGGTGGGGTCGAACAGGGGGACGAGTTGTTCGTTGAGCTTTTCATCGCGACGACGTAGGCGGGGGCGGATGGTCTGGGATAGGTGCTGCTGTTCGGCGGCCTGAAGGTTGGCCAGGTTGGTCTGACTGGTAAGGAAAGCCAGCGGCACACCGAAGGCGTTGCACACATCCTCCTTGGTGGCGCGGAGATCAGCGAGAGCAGCCAGGTCGCC